TCATAGTTAAATATTATTGCGTGGTGATGCGGTCTACCAACGACATATTGTTTACAAGGGTTTGAAATACCATGATCTTGTCTTTCATAACCACAGTTATAACATTTTTCCCCATATTCTGCTCCATGATAATAACGCAGAGTTCCTTTTTGGTTACCAAAGATATGTTTCCTTAATCTTTTCCAAAATAGTTGTATGTAGTGTTTGTGTAGTGAGACAGTAGGATCGGTTTTCCTCCATCCTACAACCTTTGGACCCTTTCGGGATTGTTTTAGTTTTATTAGAGGACATGCTTCTCTGAATGTCAGAGTTATGAAGCAGTTGTTTTCGTATAATTGTGCCTCGTGGACACAGCGAGACGCCCATTGGCGAGATCTTTCAAGACGACAGCCAAGACATCTGCCACATGGCAGCAGTTGTGATTTGTCGTGGAATCCGTCTTTTTGATTAAAGACGATTGATCGTTTGCCCGAATCATTAGTTTTTCGGGCAAGGTACCCCGTTATGGGGTGAAAGCAAGGCATTCAAGGCTTAAAGCCTGATGCCGCCGCGCATAGGTCTGGCGGTTTTATTGCTATTTAATTTATGTGATGCGTCTGCTGTTGCTGAGAAGACGCGTGCGTCTTTACGACGATTATGCATTTTTTGTCTACGCATTTTTTATCCTTTCTGAAATTTTATATCAGGATTACCACCACCGGCCCATGTGCCGAGTGATTGTGCAGAATTTGCTACGAAATCACCTAGAGTATCTATCGCTTTCGCTATATGTGCTTTCGGTTTAGTTTCTGCAATAGTTTTTGCAGTATTAGCAACAGTATTTGCTTCTGTTGCTTTTGTTAATCTTACGTTTGCAAGAGACTGAGCTGATGATATAGCTCGGTTGACGGTTTCAGCTTTGATTGGAGCTGCGACAGCTTGATTAGATTGGAAGGATCCCATTGCGCCTCCCGGCGTGCTTGCTCCAGAGTTCGCAGACAGGATAGGATTAAGTCCGGCCGCCCTAAGATCAGCAACTTGGCGCTGATGCGCAGTGCTTGACATGCGTTCTTGAAACGCCATTTGTTCACGGGCAGATTCTTGTGACATTCTATTTGCGTCATCTTGTCCTTTCTTAGCAGAGTTAGCAGACCAGATTGAGCCGATTGCACCGGCGGCCATTGATATGGGATTAAAATCCCAAGATATAGCCATTAGTCGTTTCCTCGACGTATTTTATTTTTAGTTGTTACCCGGTATCGTCCGGCGAAGTACGCCGCAACGATTCCGATTGTTTGTTGTAGTATTTCCCCCCAAGGGAACTTTCCCATTCCGAAGTCGAACATGAGTTCTCCTTTTTAGAAGTGGTCGATTAAGCCCGGTACAGAATAAGTGGGCATTGGTCGTACAGCACGACATTTTATGAACGTGTCCATTACGAATTCGGGTTCCGTCGTCACAGCTATGATGCGTGAGATCGGGGGTGTTTCGACAATGAATGTCGATGATAGAGTTGGCAGACTCCCAAATTCTTGGGATAAGTGCCAAACATCTAGAGGGGTCGAATATGTCGACCTTAGTTTTCCAGAAATCAGGGAATTAGCATAGCGATATTCTGCATAGCGTTCCTGATAGCCGAAAGCGGCTGCATCTTGCGTAGGATTGGCAGAGCCTTGCGCATAGAGCTCTTTATTTAGAACTGCCTGTTCTCCAAGGTGCGAGAGTGCGGGGAAGTAGTAGTCAAGGCGTGTGGAACGCGAGAATTTACGGTCCAGTCCTTGTTGATAGGTCAGATCTGCACGGACCATACAGAGTCCGAGAATCATGCCATGTTCCGTGAACGATTTTGTAAATCCGTCACGGGTATTTGTTCCGAGCGCATAAGCGGCTAGTTTGCCGATTGGCGTCGGTTGTGAAGCGGTAGCCGATGTTTGCGGCACCGTTGATATTTGTATTGGAGTGGAGCGGCCTCCCAGGAACTCGGGTCTCTGCAAGCGAGCATCCGGGGAGGTAACTCCAAAGTGTGATTTTACGAGTTCAGTGTAGCGGGTTCCGCCGCGTGCATCGCGCTCGAGCATTTTTTGTGTTTGAAACGCGAGACGTAGCGCGTTTATTGATAAGCCTGATGCCGATGATAGATTAGCATATATTTGAGGATATGCGCCTGTTGCGGCAGTTCCCTTGACATACCATTCGTTATCAGCTGTTGATTGTGCTAGATTTGCGGCATAACCATATGTTGGATTAGTTTGATCAGTTTCGTATACAGCTTTATTGGTGAAATAGAAGACTTGATTGAATTTACCGAGTCCGGTTATTGGTGCATTTCCGGAGAGGCCTGCAGTTACTGCAGTTCCTTTTTGTGTCCACGGTAAAGCCGAAGTGAAGTAATCGTGGCGTTTGCCACGTTTTAAGAGGACATAATCAGAGATAGAGTCCGGACCGTCGTCTTTATCTACGACGACTGAATTTTGTAGGTTTTCATCTCGGAACCAAGCGTTCCAGATGAGATTGTACGCTCTGTGATAGAGCGATATGTGAGAAATTGTTCCGCCATTTCCCATTGGGGTGCCTGTTCCTGAAATGGGAATACCCATATAGTCAGAGAGTGATTCGGCGGCGGGTGCATAGGCGGTCATTACCGGCACAGTATAGCTTACGCTGTCGGCCGGGTTGTCTTGTTCGCCCATAAATTTTACGAAGTTGGTCCATACCAATCGATTTGGGACGAAGAAGAAGAACGTGTCGAAATGGAGATTATCCATAATCGGCACGTTGAGAGCGGAGGGCATTCTAACGAATGCTGTGAGATCGACATTGAACGTGTCGCCGGGCAGAACTTCCTCCGTCCAGAAGGGAATAAGGTACCCTGAATTGAACATAGTTTTGTGGGTCATGCTTCTATCGAATGCTGACCGTTGAATTTCCGCTTCCGGAACTTCCGAGAAGGTATGTTTCATATTTGAGGGTAGCTTCATTTTTATTCTCCTTTGTTTAGGGGGCCAGGGAATCTATAGTTCCCTGATTAAGTCCTCAATATAGACGAGGACACCCCCATTTTTTAGTTTTTTGACACCATTTTGGTGTCAGTGGGACCATTTACATCAAGTATAGCCATGGTCCCTTTACGCTTGCCCGGTTGCAGAACCAGTGTTTAAGGGGGCAGCGAGTTGTGTTTCTAGGACAGACCCGTCTTTCGGGTTAGTCCATTTATTTTTATTTGAATCCCATATAGGTTTTATGGGTAATGTTGAAGGATCTTTAAGACCTAATTCAACAGCTTCGAGATCGTTTTTAGAATCTTCCATGAAGTCAATAAACTTCTGAAGATCGTTATCGAAGCGATTTCGGAGTTTAGCCGGATATGCATTAAATGCAGATTCGGCATGTTTTAGTGCTGATAATGTAGTGTGATAGTCACGGATGACAGTAAAGTCACCGTATTGCGGTTGTCTTTCGACACCGGAGGGGTCAATGAAGACCCCAGTTTTTTCAAAGCGCGCCATAATTTTATTGATATCGGCAGCGTCCATATCGGACTGTATAGCTTTGGATTTAGAGTTTTTATCGGAGGGATTGAAGTCAACACGCGGATGATCATACTTTTCGTATTCGTATTGAGTTTTGATTTTAGGTATGGGCATTTTTATACTCCTGGTTTAGATATTTGTTGTATTTGTTTTGGTAGCTCTGTTTGATTAGATAGTGAGAGAGCAGTTTGTAGAAATTGAGGTATTTTTTCAGGAGATATTTGGCCCGATATGTCATCAAATTCGCCGAGTTTATATAGATCATAGTCGGCGGGATGTTTTGATACCGGGTGTTGTGTTTTAAGTAGATCTTCGAGTTGTCGGATTGCTTGACCGACATGTGGGAAGTGAAAGATATCGACGTAAGCGAGTCCTTTTTTGTCATATAGAGCGAAGATTTGAAGTTTCATTTATGCAGTCTCCAATTTAGCGGCTAATACAGAAGTATACACGCGTGATAGATCAAATGGCAATTTATCTTGATGTAGATGTTCGACTAGCATATTAGTATATTGGTTTCTAGCGCAGACTGGGGATTCTGCTTTTATGAATTTAGGATATGCGAATTTAGGTTTATTCAAGTCAGTAGTTTCTTCAAGCAAGTAGAAGAATGAATATTCGCGCATTTTCAGAGACCTCCGTTTTTATATTGTTGTTTTCAGCATCGACATTTTCGATTGCTGTATTGTTTCGGCGGCTTCTAACCGCCGGTAGTGATTCGCGGGATTACCGCGTTGTGCCTGTATTCGACTTGCCTTAATATTGCCATATTCTTCAGGATTTGTCAAGTCATAACATTTGTCATAGAACTTAGGCACTTTACATTTATGACCACGAATAATTATATAGTCATTTTCGAATGGTTCATAGTTATATTTTTCGAGCCAGCCTTTTCCGATTCCGGGCCGGCGGCTCATAGTTGAATATTCTCGTAAGCGTCCTTGATATTCATTTTTTAGTTTTTCTCCGTAGGCAACTTTTGTGCAGTATCTTGCAACGTAGGCCGCGGATTCAAAGGTGGCTTCGCCGAGAATTGAATTTCCGTAAGGCCATAATGATTCAAGAGTGCTTGACGTATAGAGATTGTTGCCATTTTTAGTCGTTTTATATTGTTTGTCGGGGAAGTCATAGTTAAATATTATTGCGTGGTGATGCGGTCTACCAACGACATATTGTTTAC